GCCGTTCGGCCTGATCCTTCGCCTGACAGAGGAAGGGCGCCAGCGGCTGACGGATCTGGGCTATGGCCGGGGAACCAACCCGCAGGCCCACGCCGTGATGGACTGCTACCAGAGCAAGGGGATCATCGTCGTGGACACGGGTGGGTGGAACGGCACCAACTTGGAGCCTGACCCCCGCTGGAGCCAGAAGGATGTCGGAGTCCTAAGCCTGCTCAGGGCCACCGACTTCGAGTGCTGGACCCTCTGATCGCCAGAAGGACTAACCTGTGGCGATGAGCGACAGTGGCATGGAACTGAGCATGGACGTGGGTGACCCCGAGGTCATTCGCGACGGCGAACCCGAGAACGTCGACAAGACGCCGACCGAAGAGGACGGCGAGCAGCCCGAGCAGAAGTACCCGCTCACCCAGTACGGCGTGCTACCGGAGGTCGATCCCTATGCGTGAGCGCTTCAAGGGCAACTACAAGGTTCTGGAGATCGCCCGCAAGTACATCGGCACGGTCGAGAAGCCAGTCAACCGCACCATCTTCGGTGAGTGGTTCGGCTGGAACGGTGTCGCGTGGTGCGCCATCTTCGTGAGCTTCGTCTACTGGTTCGCCGGGGTGAAGATCCCGCCGATCCAGAAGGACAAGGGCAGCGCCTACGTCCCCAGCTTCGTGGAGTGGGCGAAGGCCACCGGCCAGTGGCGCCCCAAGTCGAGCGGCTACAAGCCGAAGCCCACCGACTTGGTGATCTTCTGGTTCACCACCCGGCCCGACCACATCGCCACCGTCGAGGCGTACCTCGCTGACGGTCGCGTCATGACCATCGAGGGCAACACCAACGCGACCGGCTCCCGCACCGGGGGCATGGTCGCCCGCCTGTTCCGCCGCAGCGGCATCCACGGCTACATCTGCGTCGACAGCGAGGTCCAGAACGGCGTCGATCTGGTCGCCCTCCGCAAGTGGCTGGCAGCCGTCACGCTGGGCAAGCTTCAGGGAGTCCGCACCCGTGTGCCCACCGACAACAACTGGGACGTGGATGTCAAGACGGTGCAGGAAGCACTGAACATCGGCAAGAACGCCAAGCTGGTGGTCGATGGACAGTACGGGCCTGCCACCACGATGCAGATGGCTGACTGGCAGAACCAGTGCCGCAAGCTGGGCCTGCCGATCAGCGACCCCGTGGGCGTGATGGGAGACACCAGCAAGTGGTGGCTCTGCGTCCACCTCCGCAACATCACTGAGGGTCGTGCTTGATGGCTGGCTACTGCGAGGCCGAGGACATCAACGTCGGCAACCTGATGCTGCCGGAGGGCGAGGCACGGGCGCCCTTCATCAGCGAGGCGTCGGACGAGATCGACGGCAAGCTGGGCTGGCTCTACGTCACCCCCATCGACGTGTCCACGCTCAAGTACTACGAGCGGATGATGCTCAAGACCATCTGCCGGAAGATCGCTGGTGGTCGGATGATCACCACGATGGCGATTCCCGACGAGAGCGGTTCGCTGAACGCCTACGGCGCCCGCCTGCTCAAGGAGGGGCTGGACGAGCTGCATCTGCTGGCGAGCGGTGACGTGCCCCTGAGTGCTGCCAGAGCGGATCTGGAGTCCCCCGAGGGCACCGACGACGCTGGTGGCTTCGGTGCGGCGGGTGCCCGGATGCCGTCGGTGAAGACCGGCGATGCTGAGTCGCCGTCGCTCCAGTTCGAGCGAGCCATCTTCGGTGGCGTGCCTTCGTACTTCGTTCCCGGCACAGGTGAAGCCGAGTACTGATGGCGACCCTGTCCGCGGCCGGATCAGCGAGGGCAGTCAGCGGTGCTGCTGGCCGCTGGCAGATCGGCGCGGCTGTCAACACTCTCGAAGTGGACATGCTGCTCAAGTCAGTGATGCAGGCAGTGTCGCCCGCAGGAATGGTGCCCTTCGGGCAGCAGGTTGCGGACTACCTCGATGATCGTGCCGCAGCGCGCTTCGCTGGCGAGGGCGATGACGCCTCTGGTAACTGGCCCGCTCTGACCGGCACCACCGAGCGCATCCGTGCATCCCTCGGCTACGGCCCTGACGGTCCCATCAACATCCGAACCAGCGAGATGTTCGAGGCTGTGGTCTACAGCGACTTCATCACCAACACGCTGGGCGGGGTGACGGTCACCAAGCCTGATCCAAGGCTCATCAAGGGAACCCTTGAGCAGAAGCTCATCACTGCTCAGATGGGACGCACCGACAACATCCTCTTCCCCGATTCCAGCACCCCGCCCCGCCGAGTGGTCGCACTGGGTGAGCGAGACATGGTAGAGATCATGGCGAAGCTTCAGCTCTACATCATGGCTTCGACCACTACCAAGTTCGTAGCGATGGGCGCCATCTGATGACCTACATCCCCGAGCACATCATCCAGTCGTTCAAGACGACGTTCATGGAGCGGATGCCGGATCACCACTTCGCGGAGCGCCAGCTTCGGCCCACCGACCCCCAGCTCTCGCTGGGCGTGGTCGTGATGAGCTGGGAGCATCTCCCGTCAGCTCAGCAGATCGGGCAGGTCGAACCCGGCATGGGCCGCTACACGGTGCGGGTGCAGAACATGGTCAAGCACCTGAAGGAGGAGGAGGGGCGGGCGATCCACAATGCCCAGTGCTCCCTCATCCGAGCGGTACTGTACCGGAGTGAGGCTCTTCGGCTACGTTTGATCGGAGTTGACGAGGCCATCGAGGGAAGTGCTGAACGCGTCAAGCGATTGGGCGTGAGGCGACAGGACTTCTTGAGTAACCAGATCAGCGGATCGTTCTTGTACCTCTGCGCCTCAGAGGTCTACGTCGAAACAGAGATCACCCTTCTCTGAGGAGGAACCCACCAGTGGCAACGGATCAGCAAGTCGCAGCCCAGCGAGCCAAGACCGACGCAGCCCGTGAGGCCGTGCGTCAGGCTCGTGTGGCTCAGTCGGCCACAGCCCTCGCAGGCGAGAACGACGTGAAGCTCGCCTCGCTCACCAGCGAGGAGGCCATGCTCCAGCAGGAGCTGGCCCGTCTCACCGGCAGCGAGGCAGCTCCGGCGCCCGCAGCCCCCGCACCCGCAGCCTCTGCCAAGGCTGACACCCCGAAGGAGGGCTGATCATGGGCTTCTTGTCACAGGCAGGACACCTCGGCATCAAGACGCAGGCGTCGAAGGGCACCTACGCCGATCCGGCACAGGGCACCGCTGGTACCCCCAACGCCCTCGACGGCGTGTTCCTCTACACCAAGAGCGGCTCGCTCGGTGGCAACCGTGAGCTGCTGATCCCCGACCCGGAGATCGGTGGCAACCGGGACATCCCCGACGCCCAGCTCGGACCCATCGCCTACTCCGGCGAGTTCGAGTTCTACGCCCGCATGGACGCCCTCCCGACGCTGCTCAAGGCAGCCCTCGGCAGCGCCGCCACCACCGGCAACGGCACCTCGACGCCGTTCACCCACACGATCACCCCCACCGACTCCAGCCTCCCGTGGCTGTCGGTCGAGGAGCGCATCGCTGACGGGTACATGGTGTTCAAGTACACCGACTGCAAGATCAACACCCTCCATCTGGAGGCGGACGCCAACGGCTACCTGATGGGCACGATCGGCCTGATCGGTCTCACGCAGGCCACCACCACGGCGACCGCGCTGGCGAACCGGGACTACGACACCACCCCCATGATCGTGGGCAGCAACGTCTGCGTGCGCTGGGGCGGCGCCGACCTTCCGGCCAAGTCCTTCTCGCTGGACATCAACAACAACATCGAGGACGACGACTTCCGTCTGTGCTCGATGACGCTGGGCGATCTGGTGGAGAAGCGTCGCGAGGTCACGATGTCCTGCACCATCCGCCCGCAGGACAGCAACCTCTGGAAGACCGCCATGTGGGGTTCGCCCTCCGCGACGGTGCCTCTGGGGCAGTCCTTCAAGGACGACGTGGAGATCGAGTTCGAGTCCTACGAGGACATCCCCGGCCTGTCCCCGGCGGTGAAGTACAACACCCTGATCCCGATTCCGTCGGCCATCATCGCCCCCTTCAACGTCGAGCCCTCGGGCGACGACGTGATCGAGCACGACATCGAGATCCGCCCCGTGCGGCCCGCTCCGGGCACGCCGATCCTGACCGCCGTGGTCAAGAACGGTCTGTCCACCGTCCGCTGACGGCGAGCACAGGGACATGAGCTAGGGGAGGGTGGTGTCTGGGTCGGACCAGCACCACCCCCCTAGTGGCAAGAACAACTGAACATCAAGGACTTGGAGGTCCGATCACATGGCAGATGCAGTGGAAGCACAGCGAGCAGCCGCAGAGGCCGAGCAGGCACGCGGCGAGCAGGTCGAGGCGGCGATGCGTGCCGCAGGGCAGGCCGACAGCACCCCGGTGCAGGAGGACTACTTCGCCTTCGACATCACCGAGCGGGTCGAGCTGCCCGACGGGGTGTCCTACGTCGACATCAAGGTGCTGAACGAAGGCGCCCGCCGGAAGTACCTCAACAGCGTCAACCGTGAGGTCAAGCTCCAGAAGGCCACCGGCGACGCGGTGATGCAGCTCGCCACCGGCGACGAGCGCAAGGCGATCCTCGAATCGTCCATCTGTGGGTGGAACCTGATGCGCGGCGGGCAGCCGCTCCAGTTCACCACAGCCACGCTGCGGGAGTTCCTCGACCGCACGAACCCCAAGCTCATCGACCTGATCGAGAAGGAGGTCCGTCGCATCAACCCGTGGCTGACCGCCGAGGTCTCCATCGAGGAGATCGACAAGCAGATCGAGGAGCTCACCGAGCTGCGTGCCCAGAAGGTTCGGGAGGAAGAGGGAAAGGACATCTAGAGGAGACCGCACGCGCAGTGTTCTCGGGCAAGAAGCACATGGGGCGTATGCCCGAGAGCCTGCGTATGTATATCCTCTGCAAGCACATGAAGTGGACCCACCTCCCCTGTGGGGGTGGGATCTACGACCAGCATCCCAAGCTGCTGGACGACTGGCTTCTCATCATGAACGTCGATGCTGAGTCAGAAGCCAAGCGGCAGGCGGAGATGGAACGCAAGAGCAAAGCATCATCTGCCGGTGCTGGATCTGGCCGTCGAGGTCGAGGTAGACGAGGCAGGTGATTCCCCGGTGAACGCGACGCTGACAATTCAGGTACGGGTTCTCGGGCAGCAGGCGATGTCCCAGATCGGGGCGCTCCAGAAGCAGGTCGGAGCGCTCAACGCCGCCGGAGGGGCCGGAGGAACCAGCATGGCAGCGGGCCTGACTGCTGCTGCTGGCTCCGGCTCTTCGGCGTGGCAGAGGCTCAGCAACGACATCAGCAAGTCGTGGGCGTCCATCAGGTCAACGTGGGCCACCGGCACCAACCAGATGAGACGCACGATCCAGTCTCTGGAGACGCAGGGGCAGGGTCTGCGTCGAGCTGGTCAGCAGATCATGTTCGGCTTCACCCTGCCCTTCGTGCTGGGTGTGGGTGCTGCAACCAAGTGGGCACTCGACAACGAGAAGGCGATGACTCGCCTTCAGAAGATCTACGGCGACTTCAGCTACAGCGGCGCTCGCGTGAAGGCCGAGACCAAGAGCATTGGAGATGCTCTCCAGTCCCTCTCTGGGATCATGGGCATCAACCAGCAGGAGACCATCACCATCGCT